TAAATATTTACCTCGTAGCTCTCAGAAGACAGAGAGAGAGTATACGGAAAAGCAGCAAAGTTTTTTAGAAAACCTACTTACCACAGGAGGTGATCCAAAACAAGCAGCAGAATTGGCAGGTTACTCCGAAGGAAGCTATCCTCAAGTCGTAAAAGCACTTAAACAAGAAATGATAGACTTAGCCTCTGATGTCCTAGCACAATCTGCACCTAAAGCAGCTTTTAAGCTGGTAGAAGTAATGGAAGCAGAACATGCTATCCCACAGTCCAATGTGAAGATACAAGCTGCTCAGACTATCCTAGACCGTATAGGCTTAGGTAAAGCTGACCGCATTGACATAAACCATAAGGTAGATGAATCTAGCCAAGGGTCTTTATTTATTCTACCTGCTAAAGCAGCAGTAACAGTTGATAATGACGCAGAATACACTATACCCGAAGACTAAGCCCAAAGGCAGAGGCGTAATACCCTTTGGCTATACTCACAACAAAGAAACTAATATGTTGGAGGCTATTCCGGGGTATTTAGAAGTTTTAGAAGAAGCTGTCAATGGTCTTTTAGACGAGTCTATATCCTCCTTAAGAGAAGGTCTAGTATTTATAAGAAGTAAACTAGGAGACGATGCAAAGATATCGCATCAGACCTTAAAGAACTACCTAGAGAAATCAGGTGGTAAAGCAACTAGACAGTACACTTATCACTCTAAAGTTAAAGCTAAGATGAGTGCTAAGAAAGCTTTTAATCAGAAGAAAGACACTGTTAAAAGTTTAGAAAAGAAGCTGACTAAAGCAAAGACTCAGTTAAAAAGAAAGACTACAGTACTTAAAAAGCTTGACGAGCCTGCAGAAGCTGTAACAAAGGAAGGTAAGGTTATTGACCTAGAAACACTTCCTCAAAATGTAAAAGCTGAAGTACAGGACAATGTTATTTTTGCTCCGAATGAAGGGCCTCAGACAGAGTTCCTAGCAGCCGCAGAGACGGATGTGTTATACGGAGGAGCTGCAGGGGGTGGAAAGTCCTACGCTATGCTCGTAGACCCCCTCAGATACGCTCACAGAGCTGCTCATAGGGCTTTAATTATTAGAAGGTCTATGCCAGAGCTGCGAGAGTTGATAGATAAGTCAAGGGAATTATATCCTAAAGCTTTTCCCGGTTGTAAATATAGGGAAGTAGAAAAGCTCTGGAACTTCCCTAGCGGTGCTAAGATAGAGTTTGGCTTCCTTGAAAGAGATGCAGATGTATATCGCTATCAGGGACAAGCATACAGTTGGATAGGCTTTGATGAGATTACTCACCTTCCTACTGAGTTTAGCTGGAACTACTTAGCTTCACGACTAAGAACAACAGATAGCGAGATAACGCCTTATATGCGTTGTACTGCTAACCCCGGTGGTGTTGGTGCACATTGGGTAAAGAATAGGTATATACAACCATCAGAACCTGACAAAAGCTTTGTAGGTAAAGATGGTCTAACACGTAAGTTTATACCGGCTCGTCTAGAAGACAATCCATTCTTAGCAACGGATGGACGTTACGAGCAGATGCTTAAAGCTTTGCCTCCTACGCAACGCAAGCAGCTATTAGAAGGTAATTGGGACGTTAACGAGGGGGCAGCTTTTACCGAATTTAGTATAGAAGAACATGTCATACCGCCATTTGAGATCCCTATACACTGGGACAGAGTTAAAGGTATTGACTATGGTTACGCCAGTGAATCAGCCTGTATATGGGCTACAATAGATCCTAGTGACGGTACATTGATAGTCTACCGTGAACTGTACAAAAAGGGTCTTACTGGTGAAGATTTAGGCTATAAGATAACAGAGATGGAACTAGAAGATCCTATGTCTGTCCAAGGAGTTTTAGATACTGCAGCTTGGTCTAGAACAGGTACTACAGGGCCAACAGTCGGAGAAACATTAGTACGACAAGGCCACAAGCTGCGTAGAGCGGATAAGAATAGAATACAGGGTAAGATACAGATTCATGAATACTTGAGGTTACAGCCAAGCGGAAGACCAAGAATACAAATATTTAGTAGCTGTCCCAGCCTGATACGCGAACTTCAAGGCATTCCTCTGGATAAGTCAAACCCTGAAGATGTTGATACTCATGCGCCTGACCACGCATATGATGCCTTAAGGTATCTTATTATGTCTAGGCCAAGAGTAAACGATCCTCTTGCTCAGTTAAGGCACATACGTCTTGAGCAAGCTTATACACCTGCAGATGCAGATTTTGGATATTAATATATGTCAGAACAAAACAGTCTAACAGCTAACGGTCTATACTTTGAAGAGGTAGAAGAAGAACAAGGTATGCAATTGACTTTAGAAGAGTCGTTGCGTAATAACTTTGTTGGTCTTATTATGGATCGTTACGAGCAAGCAGAAAGCGCCAGAGACTTAGACGAAAGACGATGGCTAGAAGCCTACCACAACTACCGTGGTTTGTACGGTAAGAATGTACGTTTTAGAGAATCTGAAAAGTCTAGAATTTTTGTTAAAGTTACTAAGACAAAAGTACTTGCTGCTTTCGGTCAGTTAGTTGATGTTATCTTTGGAGCTAATAAGTTTCCTATTGGTATCTCAGAAACTAAAGTACCAGAAGGTATTAGCGAGTATGCTCACTTAGACCCTCAAAATCCTATGCCGGGGATTGAAACAAGTGCCGAAGAGTTTCCTGAGAAAAAGGAAGAAGAAGCTAACCCTTATGATGTTGGTTATGAAGGAGACGGAAAGGTTCTTAAACCGGGAGCAACTTTTGGATCAGGAGGGTTTGAAGAAACATCTCTTGAAGAAGCTGCAGAAGAAAAGCTGATTGATGGGCCTAGTCCTAGTCCTCAAGCTCTTCAAGTAAGTCCGGCTAAAGAAGCTGCAAGACGTTTAGAAAAACTAATACACGATCAGATAGAAGAATCA